CTTTTGATGCTTTTTTTCTACTTGTGTATTTAAAATTTAACTTAATATAACCCTTGTTTTATCCCACTCATTAGCTTCTTTTTTAGCGTTATAAATTACCAATCGCAAGTAATCTAAAAACGTCATATTCCAAAATTCAAAAGGATTCAAACCCAAGTTTATAACTGCATTATCTAATAACTCATTCCAAGTTACTTTTTTTTTTGACCTTCTGAATCAGTAGCCATAGCTTTAAAAGCAGTTAGCATTTGATTAGTCATTTCTAATACACTTGCAGTAAATTCTTTAATTACTTTTAGTTGGTCTGCTAATGATAATTCATCTACCCACATTTTAACCTCATCGTGAGTAAAATCTACTACCTTTCCATTTCTACGATAAAAGCCAATTAATCCACAATAGCATAAGTCTGCTACCATATCTAATTGGCTATACTCGTCTGATATTTCTTTAACCTCGCCAATGTTTGCACCTGTTAGCTTTGTGTAGGCTTCAAGTGCATAGTTAGCAAATACTAATTGCTTTACACTACCATTTAAGGTAACCTCTACTATTCCTATCATTGTGTTTTGTTTCTTTGTTTAATGTTAGATAGTAGCTGATGTTACTGCACCTGTTGATTGAAACTCAATAGAGTAAGTTACAGTATCTTCCATCGGCGCTGATATTTCACACGAAGTGATGTAAGCATTACAAGTTAATTTCTTATCACCACTTACTGCGTTAGTCCACTCAATTGCTACTGCTGCTCTGGTTATAAAAGCTGCAAATACGTCTGCTAAATCTTTATTAGTTGCTTGAAAGTCAGCAATACCCTCACAAGAAAATGTAGCACTTCTTACACCTGGCAAAATCTCTGCCCATCCAGCTGATTCTTTAGACGTTACGTCAAAAGTTTCTTGACTAAGAGAAACAGTAACATTTGTAAGTTCTGCCATTTGTGTACCATCCATTTTAAGGATTTGGGCTGTACCGTTGTATATCATAGTTGTACTTTTTTAAAATTTATAATCAAAAATACTAAAATTATCAGCAATTTGCAAATTACGATACCAACGAAATAAAATCTCCGTTACCTGCCATCGTAAACGTATAACTTACTTCAGCTTCCATAGCTGCATTTGCCTCTAAACTTTCAATGTAGCCTTGAGCTTCGAAGTACACATCAGTATTAGTACTATCTGCAATCGTAAACTTCACCAATGTTCTACCTGTAAAAGCACTAACTAACTCGCTTATACCCTCTGTATTAATCGCTGGTTGCCAATCTACCAAAGCATCACCACTTATACTTACAGTTCTTAAACCTGGTAAAAAGTTACTATATCCACTATCTTGCTTACAAGTTACATCTATTAAAGCGTCGTTAATAGTGCAAGTAACACCACGCTGACAAGCAATAGGGTCGCCTGTTAAGCTGTTAAATATTATAAGGTTTGAACCGTTGCCAATAATTGCCATATCTTTATAATTTTATTGTTCGTAAATATTAATTTTAAACCTCATTATTTTTCTTATAATCATATCAGAGTTATTTAACTCCATTAGGTTTGTTGTATTGTCTAATTGAACGCCTATACAATTCCAATTTGGGCTTAAGTCTAAATATCCTGCTTGGCGTGTTCTTATCAATTCCATTACTTCATTAGCAATTAAATCTGAATCTTTACGCCCACCAAAAGCATTAGAGTAAGATGTTATAACTTCAATGTCTATAAAACATTCTTGACCATAACTTTGTTTACTTCCCTCGCCTATTTCGGTACTTGTAAAATTGCCAATAATAATATAAGGTGGATATGCTTGTGTTGGAACAGATGCGTAATCATAGCATTTAACAGACTTACTATTATATGTAATAGTCTGGTTAAGCCTTTCAAATATTTTTGTACGTATTATTAAACCTGCATCTTTCATTAATACAAATATACATAAAATGCTAAAAATATTAGCTATATACTTTTGCTTGAATACCTTTTAACGATTTTCTTTAGGTTTTCTGTAAACTTTTTACGCTCTCTTAAATAAGGATTAGTTAAATAAGGGTTTGCTGGTAAACGCCCCTGACCATTTACATAATATTGCCTTGCAAGTTCTTGAATGTCTGCTGGTAACCCTGCTAAATACTGTGCAGCAAAAGTACCTGTACCAAAGTTTACATAAGCTGCTATTGGCGCATTAGCAAAAGAACTCGCTTCTACCACTTGCGTAAATCCGTTATCTTCTTGCCTTGTATTAACATTTATACTGCTTACGTTCTTTAGCCTTACTGCATCATTCTCAATAACCTTAGCTCTTATAAACACCTCTTTCTTAATGTCTTCACTTAGTGCATTAGCTTTAACCCCTAAGCCCTTAGTTACTTTATTAAGATTCTTTACATATACACTTTTAGCCATTACTCTATTACAAATCCTTTAAACACTTGCTTAAAGCCTTCATCTAATGTTTCAGGCAATTCCGTAGCGTAATACACTTCGATTTCTACTTCTTCATTAAATAGATTCTCAATCGCTTTGTCTAATGCTTTTAATCCTTCTTTTGTGTACTCATACTCTCTTTCGCCTTGTTCGTTAGTAGTAAATGGCACTTTACCATTTGCTTCCGATAATGCGTGTTCTAACTTAATGTCTTTTAGTTTTTGCACATACTCTTTTGTTACTTCGTTTACCTTTTCGCCAGTTCTTTCGATTGCATACTTTAGTTTAGTTTCCTCTGTGTGCATCTTTAAGTAAACATTAGCGTTTGCAATAAAGTTAAAAATAGCTTTGTGTGATTGTTTTGTCTTATTCATATATGTTTGATTTTTTTGCTAATTTACTAAACTATTTTCAAAGTTCCACCATCTGACCAAATATCTCCTGAACTTAATCCACTTGCACTTGTTGGAATTGATGTAATATTAAACTTACCTGTACTTATTTTTACTTTACCCAAATAATCTATATCAATAAATTCTAAAGTATCAGCTTTTAATTTAAACCCACCAAATCCATTTACTCCTAATGCTGCATTTAACTCAACTCCACAATCGTTTCCGCCATTACTTTGATATGTTCCAATAGTTAAACCTCTTAAATTAGTTCCACCACTCGAACCAGTAAAATTTGCTAAATATGAATTTTGAGAACCATATACTGTCAATAATCTACCTGCATTTGCAGTTCCTATACCTACGTTACCAGCACTTGTGATACGCATCTTTTCAGAAGTACCATTTACTTCAAATGCCAACTCTGAATCTCCAGAACCACCGTGATTAACGTATGCTCTTATGTGTGTACCAGAAGTTGGGTAGATTGTATCAAAAGCACCTAATTCTATTGCAACGCTTGTATTTGCTGCACTAATAGTATTGAATTGTGCAATAATTCCAGTTCCACCAAGTATAGATAATTTTCCTTGTGGATTTGTCGTTCCTATACCTACGTTGCCTGATGAGTTTACACGCATCTTTTCAGAAGAACTAACAAAAAACCTTAAGTCGCTTCCGTCCATAAAGTTTGGAATATAACCAGTTCCCCTTGCAAATGCTAAAGTACCAGCACCACTTCCGTCATAAAATAATTCTAAACCAGTTCCAGACGAAGGTGCTGAATTGCCAGTAACTTGTATTCTTTGATTAGCGTAAATTATTCCACTTGAAGTTACACTACTGCTAAACGTAGCTGCACCACTCGCTGCTAATGTTAATCTTACCACGTTAGCAACTATAAATTGTTGATTTGTAGAAGAAAATAAAACTGTTGCATAAGCTGAAGAACCAGTAAAAAAACCACCAGCAGTTGAACCTTCTACACCCCAATAAGCATCAGCACCTGAATTAAGAAATCTTAATGCCATAGGGCCAGTTGTGCCACTTACTGCTCTAAATATTTCTCCTGATGTTAGAGAAGAAGTTACACTACTACTAAACGTAGCTGCACCACCACTTGCAATTCTAAATCTTTCAGTATTGTTTGTAGCAAATATTATATTAGCATTTGCACGTTGATATATATAAGCGTTTGCGTCTGATGCACCCCCTAATAATCCAATGTCAAAACCACTTGTATTTGCAGTATTTATAAATGTTAATTCAGCAGTACCAGATAGTGTCATTTCTGTCGCAGTTACACTACTACTAAACGTAGCTGCACCACCACTTGCAATTGTCAATTGTGGTGTTCCGTTTTCAGCTAAAAACAATGATGTACCAGTTAATCTATTTAATAAAGTACCACCCGAATACCCTAAACTAAATAATGTATCTGAACCACTTAATAATCTATAACCACTTACTGATGTAGTTGTTA